AGAAGCTTTATTTAATTGTTCTAAAATCCATTCTTCATTGTATCCAAGTATTTTCATGTTTGATATTTTATCCAAATCTAAGACTTCTTCTTCTTTTAAATACGCTTTCCAATATATATTTCTTTTTTTAACATCTTCTCCGATATATAGTTCTAATAAATTAGCTAATTTATCAGATTTAGTAATGATAGAATTATGGATATTAGCACCTTGATTCCATCTAGATTCATTAAATAATAAATCTTTAAAATCATAATAATTACTTTGTTGTAATGATTGCCATTCATCTCCACTCATATAACTCCATTTATTCATTACTACTACTATATAATAACCAACATGTATAGTATCTTCATGTTCATCCAAACTCTCAAAATGTTTTTCTATTAATTTTTCACATTCTGGAGAGTATTTAAATACATGAAATACATAATCATCTGTTAAATTCCCTGATTTTTCAACATAAGCTGTACATTGACTATAAGAATTTTTATAATATTTCTCAAAATCATAATACAATAATCTATGTTTTAAAATCATAGTAAATAAAGATGTTACATTGTAACTCATTAATTTATGTAACTCATCTAATGTCATTCTATAAAATCTTTTTTAAATATCCTACCTAATATATTACCATTATAAGATAATTTATCAGGAAACCCACTTTTAAATATATAATAAAGTTCCCAAGCTGTAGCTTGTTTTTTACCTTTAACATACTTAAGAATATCTCTTTTAAACTTATCTTTTCCTTTTTTTAATATATCGTTCTTTAAATCTATTGAACTACCATAATAATCTTTCCAATCACTTTCCTTAATGATATATTCATATATTTTTCTTGTATTTAATTCAAGTCTTCTTTTTTTACTTAATTTAACTCGTTTTTTATTGAAAAATATCTTTTTACCAACATACCATTGTCCTGTATCTATATTATAAATAAAATGATCGTAATTTTTTGGAATATTCTTAACTTCTTTATTTTTATAACGCCAATTCATCTAAAATAGATCTTATTTCTTTTTCTGTATCAGACATTTCTTCTTTTTTTTCATACATAGTAATCATATCTAACATCTGATCTATAGCAGATATATTAGAATATCTTATTTTTTCAGATTGTAAATAGTTTGTATTTTGTCCATTATAACAAGCTCCACGATCTCTAATTGATACAAATCTAAATCTTTTCTTTTTTAAATTATTTTCTAAAACCTCTCTCCAATACTTTATCTGTGTTTCTGAATAAGGAGTTCCAAATAATTTATCATATCTATTTCTATCTTCTTCTATATATGCAATAAACTTATCTAATTCTGACATATTGCTAAATTTAATAGCATTATTATAATTATCTTTAAAATGTTTATCTTTTATTTCTGTTATTAACATATTAATTATTTTACGTTTTCTAAAAATGTAAATACTTGTATTTCTACTTTTAATTTCTGTATTTCATCATCTTTTTCTTCTATTTTGTTTTCTAACTCTCTAATTGCTTGAGTTAACTCATCAATTATGTCATTCTTAGTTTCTATTTCTGCAACTAAGTCATTAACATTTCCTATAATTACATCTCTTATTTTATCTGGATTCATAATTTTCTATTATTTTTAACATATTATCAATTAACTCTGGGTCTTTTATTACATTTTCTATTTGATAATAATTCATATATCCAGTATCCCATTCAATTCCAACCCAATATTGAGTTTCAGAAGGAAAGCTCTTATATGGTTTTTCTACTATAGTTCCTATTGAGTAACAATCATTTTTAACATCATATGATTGTTCATAATACTGACAATTAGGTTTTAATGTAACTCTATCTCCTATTTTTAATTTCATAATTTCTTTCTTTTAAACATGCTTTCTAATTGTTTATAATTAAATCCGTTATTTAAATAATCAGCAAAATCTTCAATATTATAAAGATCATATAAATCATTAGGAATATTAAACCAACCCCAATTAGTTTGATTTGTTATGTTTATACTTTTTCTTTTTCCATCAGGATCTGTTCCATAACACATTATAGGTTTTTTAAATATTTTCTCTATATTTTGAACATTATTATGTAATAAAATAACATCTGATTCATTATTTGTAGCTATAGCAGGTCTACCTGTTTTTTGAACAATAAGAGCATCTTTAACACTTTTTACTACAAATCCTACATCTTTAGGATATAAGTTAACATAATCATTATAATACCATAAATAAGAATTAGGAGCGTTATTTCTCCATTTATCTTTGCTATCTATTTCAGGCCCTAATCTTAATATTTTACATTTATCAATATCAGCAGCATAATAAGCAAATACATATTCATCTTGAGTAAATTGTATTATTTTTTTATTATGACCATAACCCATTGCCCATGATTTAACAGCAAATACATTTTTCTTTTCTAAGAAAGACTGATCCATTTCTAATTTAGCATAATATTCTATATGTTTATCTGTAAAAGGTCCATCTACAAAATCTATTTCTAAAGGCTTTATAATTTTAGGTTTTTTAATATTAATTTTTTGAGATTCTAAACCTTTATCTTTTTTTAAAACATTTAAAGCTTCTATAAAATTAATATTCTCCTTTTTCATTACAAAGTCTATAACTCCTGATCCTTTTATTTGACAAGCATAACATTGAAATGTATTGTTTTTAACAGAAAATGAAGGATTACTTTCATTATGAAATGGACATGATCCTATATAATAATGACCTTGCTTTTTTAAAGATGTATATCTAGATATATATTCAATAATATCAAATTTATTTTCTATATCTTTCCAATCTAATTCTCGGTTTAATCTACTCATATTATTTTATATAAATATAAAAAAAAGACCTGAATTTATCAGGTCTTAAAACAAATACAAATCAAAACAAATTAAAACGGCAATTCTTCATTGTAAGAAGCTTCTTTTGTTTCTACTTTTTCAGGATTAGAGGTAATTTCTTTACTAATTACTCTATTTAAGAAATAGTCATCAACTTTAATAGCTAAAGCATTAAATTCTTCATTTTGTTCTTGGTCCATAGCTTCATAATCAAATTCAGGTACAGTAAAATTAACTGCTCCATTTTTCTTAGATTTAGATCCATTAACAATTATAAAATTATCATAAATAGCTTGTCTACCTTTTGCTTTAGACAAATTATTCATAAAATTAATCCATCCATCTGTTTCTTGACCAGGAAACGTCACACCTGTTTTTTTATCTTTTAAAATCCCACCAGTTAATGCAGATTTATTTAACATAATTCTACATATTTCCCATCCAGAACCAAAATTTGCAGCAGCATATAATATTTGAGTATAATTAGCTGATTTAAATGCAGGACTATCTTTTACATTTTTCCATTCTGATTTTTTAAATTCACCTAATATTGATTCTCCTGATTTAACAATTACCATTTCATTAGCATCTTTTACTTCATTTGACCAAATAGCTGTATTTGATTCTTCATCAAATCCATTAAATGATACATACTTTTCTTCCAAAATAGCAAATTTAAAAGGTAAATCTACTGTTACATTCTGTTCTAAAGTTTTATCCCAATATTGGAATGAACCTTCAGATGATTTCCATTTTAAAAGTTTCTTTGCAGGATTTTCTGCAATTTCAATTCTTGTTGTTCTTGACATTATTATTTATTTTTAGATTACAAATATACAACATTATTTAGATTCAATATAATTTACTTTACTCAAATTCATCATTTTAAGAGCATTTTGCAATTTCTTAACTTCAGCAGGTTCTGTTAAACATATAATATGTATATCAGCTACTTTATTTTTAAAATCCATGATTTGTGCTCTTGCAATAACTTGTGATAACTCACTTTCATTATGCGTAAATCCATTTAATATAATAGAATCTAAATAATTAAATGTGACACCAGATTTAGCCATATTTACTAAAGCTAAATGATTAATAACTTTATGTTGAAATTTCTTAAATCCAGAGTCACTCACTTTACTGTGATACGAATCAATCCCTAAACTATCAGCAACTTTAGCTAATCCATTAAAAACCAAGACTCTTTTATCTTTCATCTGTTTTAATAAATCTTTAACATAATTAATTTTAGAAATTGAATTTTGAGATATTCTATTTCTTTGTAAAGATAAAAACATAAAGTCTTTTTTTTGTCTTTTTAAACTTTCTATTACTGCTGAATAAGCATCATAATGATTTTTCTCACTTCTCATGACACCATTTTTAGCTTTAGTTTTAAATTTCGTATCTAATTTAACATAATGTACAGTTATTTGATAATCAGCTATGATTTCATCATTAATTGCTGATTCTACACTATACTCATATGTTATAACCATACCTAGATATATTGATAATCTTTCATATGTTTTTTGAGAGATTGTACCTGATGGCATTAATATTTTAGAACATTTATCTTTTAATAAAACAACTTGTTCTAATTCAAAATCACTCAAAAATTGACATTCATCAATTACCAATATATCATAACTCTCATTAACATATTTTTTTAAACTAGAAAAATTACAAAATGTAATATTTTCATTTTTATAATCCCATTTATCCATTTCAAATTCCCAACTTTCTTTAATTTTATTATCAGGATAAGAAATTAATATCTTAGGTTTATTTTTTAACGTTTTAAAATAATTTATTAATGCTTTTGTTTTACCAAGTCTCATTGAGACATGAATACCTAAAACTTTATTACTATCCTCTTGAATAGCTTTTACTATATTATTTTGTATTACTTCACGTTTTGTCATAAAGCAAATATACAAAATTATTCGTAAACTGTAATAGTTTTTTGTTTAGGAGATACTTCTCTTAAACAATCTTCATAAGAATCAAAATCAGTTCCACTATAACTTTGATAATATCCACTTATTTTAAAATACTGATTAGTTTTCTCCATATGTTTAATAGAAAACCAATTAGAACCGCCTCCTTCCCCACCAATTTGTTCAATTTCTCTTATAGGACCAAATCCTAACTTATTCTGATCATAATTTTCATAAGCAAAATCTCCTGGTGTTATCTGAAGTTCTCTTAATTTAGCTATCAATTGTTCTCGTGTAATTTGAACAGTCTTAATACCTTGTATATCTTGAATTAAATCTTTTAATTCATTTAAATCTTTATTCATATACTATTTTTTCTATTGTTTTAGGATTTACAATTTTTATATCTTTTTCTTTTAATACTTCTAAATCATCATAATTTTTAGATATTTTGATATAATTATTATTTAATTTATGTCTTAATATAATTATATCTTGATTATTTGTAAGATTTGAAGCTCTATATTTTTGTATTAATTCAAAATTTTCAAATATATACATTCCATAAATAAAATCACTAAAATATAGATCTTTCTTACTTATAGCAGATTTAAATTCTTTTAAAATCTCTTTAGGAGTTAAAGGATAAGCTATAGGTTTTAAGCTATCATTTAACAATTGTATAATTTCTTCTTCTTTATTCATAAATAGTTACAGTTTTAGATATTGGTGTTACATATTTAATACTTTTAATATGTTCATTTTCTCCATAAGAATCGGTTTCTTTAGTAACTTGAAGATATAAATTTTCTTCATTATTATAATATACAGATGTAAGTATACCATAATCTCCTTGACTCTTTTCATCATAATATCCTGTTGATGTTTCTTCTTCAACTAATCCAAACTTAAAAAGTGCTAATCTATTTGTTATAGCACTAGGATTAAGATCTTCTAATATCTTTTCTAAAATCTCTAATTTATTCATTGTTTAAAAATTGTTTATAATTAAAAAAAGGTTTTATTAATTTTGGATAATTAAATATAATAAATATAGCTTCCCATAAAGGAGCATGATTTAAAATAAATTTCTTTAACATTATATTATAATTAATCCTATAATCTGAATGGAAACTTCTTTCCATTGCCATAACCATTACTTCTTCCTGAACTAAATTCAGTTTTTCTTCAAAAGATAACATATTAAATTTATCTTCACTTACATCTACTTCACTATTATCTTTTAATATTTTACAATATGTTGGAATTAACTGTCCTTTAAAATGAGAATGTTTGATCAACATTTCATGTAAATCATCATGTTTTATTGGATATTTAATAGCATTTGTAAAAAAATCACTAGCAGACATATCTAAATTACTTCGTTTATTCTTTTGATGTATTGTATTCCAAAATAAATACAATTCATTAAATAATTCCATATCAAAAAGATAATTATATTCTGAATTAATAATTTTATGAATATCCCACATGTGCTTATCCCAACCAATATCGCAACCAACTACATGACTAACTTTTAAAGTTAATAAATCATTTAAAGAACATATTTCATCATTTCTTCTTGTAATAATTGGATTATATAGATATTCAGTAATACCAATTTTACCTGAATGCTGTTTATCATCAACAGCATAATCTACATCTTTTATAGGTCTATTACTTAGACCATAAAATTGAAGGGCTTTACTCCCTATTAATACTTTCTTCATAATTTTTTATTGTTTCCTCAAAATAGTTAATAATACAATTATTTCTAACAGTTAAATATTCTTTATATATCTTTTGATAATTATCCTCAGAACGATATAGATTATTACCATCTTTATGAAGAATTATATATCCATATTTATTTATTACATCATTTATCTTTGTATATTTATCTCCTGATAATTGTTTTAATTCATTTAATATATCTTGCCATCTTGAATAATTTGATAATCTTATACTAGTTAAATGGTTTATTAATTGTTCTAATTCACTTATAAAAGTATTTATATCTCCCTGAAATATATAATAATGATGAGTATGACTACGAGTATAAGTTTTCATTGTTATTTATTTTTTCAGCTTTTTCAAATAATTTATCTAATTTTATAGATATATTTTTATTATTATCATTCATTATATCAGAGACAGTAATAAAATCTGTTATATTACTATTAATTTCTATATAACTTTCTTTATCTTGTGAAATTATTTTTATATATACTGTCTTATTTTTCAAATTAGTATAAATTATATCCTTCCATCCAGATCTAATTTCTCCTATATCATTAAACCATCCATCATATTCTTTTTGATCTATGAATTCTTTATTAAGAGCGTCTTTTAATATGACTATAATATCTGAAATAAAATTAACTTTATAATAAATTTGTTTCATAAGTTCTTATTATATCTTCTATTTTATTAATAGTTATCTCAGTTCTTTTAAATTTAGATTCTTGATATTCTCTATAAACGTTAGAGAAATTATCATTGCTATTATGATAAAGATAATAATTACCGTTTTCATCTTGTTCTAATTCAAAAACTAAATAACCGTATTCTTGGTAACGTTTTTTAAGTGATACATATGATGTAAGCGGAGAAATTTTATTTTCTTTATCTATCCATGATCCATAATTTATTAAGTTATATAATTTATGTAAATCATTAACAAAATTAATTAGCATATCTTGATCTATATCTTCTTTAAAAATATAGTATTTTTTACCTTTATAAGTATATATTTCCATTATTTAATATTTAAAATAAAAAGGTTAGATGTTACTCTAACCTTTTTAAGAATCTAATCATAATTAAATGAGATATAAGAACCTCCTGTATCTTCACATAATGCTTTTAATTGATCATTTGCTTGTGATATAGTTATAGCATTAGTTTTCCAGTTAACACTAGTTTTTACAGAATCATTCCCATCATTAACTATTAATATTTCAGGACGTTCATGAGAAAGATCTACATTTAAATTATATAGTTTTTTATTATTTACTATTTCCTTTTCAATAGAATTAATAACGTGTCCGACCTGAGTGTCCGTTAAATTAAAATTTAGTTTTTTTTCTTTCTAAGTAAATCGTTGCATTTGAATAAATAAAATCTTTAAAGTTTTGTACATCTTTTTTAGATGAAAATCTTAAAGTTCTTGTTGTATTATTCCTATTAGGAAATCGACAACTTAATTTTGTTTTATTTAATCCAATTTTATTAATTAATAAATCTTGTAAACAAGTTAAAAACATTTCTGTTCCAACAATTTCTACACATGGATTTTTTCCATTTTTATACCAAATACAACCATCCCCATCAAAATAACCTCTAATAAAATGATGAATTAAATTATCAGGGACTTGTGTAGGAAATTCAAGAATAAATGATTTATTATTTAAACAACCTTTATCAATTAAATGCTTATAAAAATATTTATTAACAATCATTAACGTTTTTAAAACCTTTCTATGAAGAAATTTTTTAGGAGGTTTGATTGTATAAATAGGTTTATTTGTATTAATAACGTCTTTAAATTTTTCAATTATAGGTAAATCCTCTTCTTGTAAAGTTAAAGTAACAGAATTTCTTTTAATAGATACATATCCATCTGCATATAAATAACCTAAATAATAAGCTTTATCTTCCGTATCAATATCTTTAAAATATTGCTCATTTAATGAATATTTTTTCACAAACTGTGTATTATTTACAATTTTTACACCGTTTTCTTTTAATATTCTTGTAATAGGTATATTTGATAATTGAAATTTATCTGCTATTTTTTTAATACTAAACTTTTTAATTGTATAAAGTTCTATAACTTCTTTGATTTGTTCTTTTGACAGATTTACTTTTTTCATATTATATTATTTGTATAATACAATATACGGAAATATAATAATTTAACCAAATTTTAATTTATAATATTCAATATAATTCGTTAAATTATATTCGGAATTAAATCCAGCTTATAGTTTCCTATAAGATTAGACTATATCTTCATCCTATACTCTATAGGATGTCTACCTTTTCCATTCACTTGAATGTACTCCCTTGCGGGATAGTCGTTACACCTTCTTATTTCTAAGCTTGGCTCGGTATTGTCTTCAGCATTATCTGTTAAGAGTTCCACCGAATTAGATAGATTTATTTTTGTATAAATTACTTTATACCGAGGCAACACTTTTACCTCCACCAGGATTAAAATTAAATGTTTTCCAAAATTCTAATGCGGATTGTTCATCATAAATATGTGTAAATTTATAGGATTTTATAGTTCCTTCAGTTAAAAACATACTTATAAATACTTCACATTCTTTAATCATAGCATATTGTAATCTATTAGCTACAATAGCATAAACCCATTCTTTTTTAAAATTCTCATTCATTGAACCGCTGTCGTCAATGAGGATAATAATCTTTTGTTTTTTAGTTTCAGGTTTAACAGGAACATTAGTAATTAACGTTTTCTGAGCTAATCTAATATCATAATCAGGCAACATTCTTTGATATAATGGACTTCTCATAATATCTTCAAAATGGGTTAATCGTTTCTGTTTAGTTTTAGGAGCATTTTGTACTCTTTTATCTGTAACTTTCTTTTTAACTTCAAAAGATTTACCAAAACTTTCTACTTTAGCTATACGTCTAAGAAAATCCACATTTTGTTTAAAAGTATTAATATCTTTTCTATTTTCTTTTAATTTTTGTAAATTAGGGTTTTCCCATTCTCCTTTTCCTGGTAGATTATCTCTCATTTCTTGCATGAAATCATCTTGAGTAGAAGGTTCTGCTCCTTCCATAAAACTTTCTGGATCTTGTTGACCAGCTATTTCTTTCATATATTGCAATAAAAAGAGAGCTTTATCTATGAATGTATAACCTGGAATATATTCATTATATAAACCTTCATAAAAATTTGTTTTTTTAGCTAATTTTTCTTGTTGTTGCTCATTAAATTTACTCATGTCTTTAAAACTATCATCAATATAGTCTTTATTCCACATCATTTGATGAGAAAAAAATCTAGTTAGTTCCTGAAAAAATTCAGGTCTAACATAATTCATCTTATTATTTTGTAAGATAGAAGTACTATACCCCAAAGTAGGAGTATAGTACCATTCATTATCTTTAATAAATAAGGGTTTTTCTGTTTTTTCCTTAAAATTAAACCAATTCATTATTTTTTATTTAATTGATCGAGTCCTGTTAATTTTTGCAACTCATTCATATTTTTCTCTAAAATTTGATTCCATTTCTCATCTAACATTGTTACTTTCTTCATTAATTCATCATCAGTTTTAGTTTTAGATAACTCTTCTTTAGATCTTTTAATTGTTTGTAACGCTTCTTTAAATACTGGTAAATTAATAGTTTGGAATCCACCAGAAAAATCAATAGTATTAATTTGTTTAATAGCCTCATCAACTTTATCTGTTAATTCATCAATTCGAGCTACAGATTTATATTTTTTAATACTTTCTTGAACTACAGATTTTGCTCTTTCAGAAGTAAATTCTGCAACATAAGACATATAATCTGTTCCTGCTTCTTCCATTCCTAATAATACTTTTACAGCAGTTCTTGGTGAAACAATAAGTTTATCTTTAGCCAATTCTCCTAAAATATATGCTAAAGTTTTATTACTTTTTCCAAAACATTCTTTAAACATATGAGAATAGTTTTCTGCATTATAAGCAGGCCATTCTACTTTAACTTCCATTACAAAACGTTCCATTAAAGCTTTTAAAGATGCATTATCTGTAGCAAAATCTGCACGAGATTTATTAGTACAAATAACAATCATTTTAGTTTTTAAAGGATGACGTTGTGTACCATTTCTAAATTCTTTAGAAGTCAATATATCTTTTAATGCTTCTAAAACAAAATCTGGAGCATCTAAAGCTTCTTCAAATACTACATATTCCTCATTCATAAATGAATTTTCAATTAAATATTCGATTGCTCCTGGCTTTTTTATATAAATAGGTTGCACATCATTAATATCTAATCCTGCTTCTAACGCAGCTTTCTTAGCTTCTGCTGTAGCTTTATGATCAATAATACCATGACTAAATAAACCTAAATCTACACCACCTAATAGAGCATCAATAGTAGTACCACTACCTAAAGATTTTACATAAGGGTTAATGCCTAAATCTTTGAAATATTTATTAACTATTTCAGATTTACCAAATCCACCCATTCCCCATAAAATAATATTTTCTCCTGATTTACGAGCTAATTCAAGTCCTTTAAATACATGATCTGCATATACAAATTTAGAAGGGACGTGTTTTGTTTTAATTTCTTGTTGAATACCTTGTTCCATACTTGGAATTTCATTAATTGTTGCCATTGTTTATAAGATTTTTTATTTGTTTGTTAAAAAGAGAGTAAATTAAAATTACTTTTTTGTTTATATAATATTTCTGTTCCATTGAATTTTCTAAATTCTATTATTTTTTTTATTTCTTCTAATGTTATATTAGTAGATACAGGATCATTAAAAAAGTCAATTCCTATTAATAATGCTTTATCAAAAATCATATCTTTAGGATGTTGACCTTTCCATAAAAATCCATTTATATCTATATCGTGTTTTCTAAGCTTTTTAGAATTAATTATTTCTTGTTCAGCTTGTTGTTCTTCTTCACTTAATTTTTTTAATTTATCTTCTGTATATTTTTCAATTTGAGAAGCAATATTTATTAAATTGTTCTTTTTTATATATAATATATGATTTAAACCATCTTTTTCTTGTTCAATATCACTATCCCATTCATCTCTATCAAAAAATGAATACATATAATCAAAACAACTTCCTGCTTCAGAAACAGGAATATCTACTTCTTTAATATCAAAAATATCAGGATCTATTTCAAAACCTTTAATTATCTTCATAAATATTTTCACTTCTTTCAGTAAAGTTTTCTTTTACTAGCTCTCCTGAAGTTAAATCAAATGAAAGAGCTGCTGTTGTATCTTTTGTACGAATAATTGCAGTTAAACCTTTATTCATAGTAAACGTTTCATCACTCATTATTTCTTGTAATTCTTCTGCATCAAGTTTTTTTAATTCTTTTATAACATCTTGATCATCTTCCATGTATCCAATAGCTAAAAAATAATAACCTAATATATCCCAATTTTGAGTTTCTTTAACTTTTGTTAAAGAATAATTGAAAAATAAACCTAAATTCAATTCTTCTTCTTTTAGTTTATTATCCTTCGTAGTAGCTTCTAATTTCCAAATCATTTGTAATAACATAAATTTTTGGTGATCTATGTTCATTATTTTAATTTCATTAGTTTCTTGATCTTTAGCAATAATAACATATAAAGGATATTTAAAAGATTCATTATTTTTTAAGATATCACATGTTTTTTGTACATTTTTCTTAATGACATTATATAATTCCTGCATCTCTTAATAATTCTAATTCATTTTTTAATTCTTCTAATTCTTTTTCAAATCTTTGCATTGATTCTTCAATTACATTCATATCTTCTCCAACAGGACTATACTTTCTATGTAATAATTTATTGACTTTCTTTACTATAACATCTAAATTTCTTCCTAAAAAGAAACATGTAGATGCTATTTCAGGCCATGTATAGTTTTCTTCTTTATCTAATTCTAATAAAAGATTATTAAGTAAAACTATAGTATTTCCTTTTACTGTAATACTATCTTCTTCTTGTTCAACGTTTAGAACACTTCCTATTCTTTCTAAGAAACTATCATCACCTAATAAACTATCTAATCTTTTCTTAGCAGGATCAAATTTTCCAAAAATATCCCATGCTTCAAATTCATCTCCACTTCCTAATTGTAAGTCTTGAAAAGATAATAAATCTTCAAATTTATAAATTGTACTCATTATTTTACTTTATATGTTATACCACTAATTTTTAATTCACTAATAGTTTGTAAATTAACATTACGTAAACCAGATGTACCATCTTTAATATTAGTATCTCGTAATAATACATATCCTAATGGATTTGTTTCACGTTTACTGTATTGTGCATTCATAATTCTTTTTGAACCGTCTTTTTCTGTAAAAGTCACTCCAAAAAAATGACCTTTAGTTTGCTGAATTAAATTGAATGCTACTGTTTTGTTAATGCGCTGCTTTGCCATAATTTATTATTTAATGTTATTTAATATGTTTTCTATGTTATTAATTATTTTATCAGTAGATAAACGTTGTTTTTTATCTAAATGACTTTCTTCTATAAGATATATTCTATGATGTTTATCATAAACTAAATATACTCGTTCTCTTCTACCATTTATATCTGTGATTATATATTCATTATTTTTAACATATAATAAAGTTTCTTGAGTTAAACTTATTGGATCAGAAATTTTTTTACCCTTAATTCTATAAAAAGAACGTATTTTAGTGATATCTATTGCTACAAAAGAATATATAAAAATAAAAGAAGCTTTTATATATACTATAGATCCTTTTTCATATTTTGGTGGAATATATTCGAAATTTGGTACTAATTCAAAACTTGATTCACTAACAAATTTATCAAAATGCCCTGTTTTTGGGTTTCCTTCATATTTTTCTTTAATTCTATATCCAAGAGAATTATTATAATATCCTGTTTCAGTAATTGTGGCTATTTTTCCTATTTGTGAAGGAGGAAAACCTGAACCCGCATTAATAATTTTTACTTTATCTCCTACTTTAAATTTATAGGTCATATTAATAATAATATAGAATTATTTTTTGGTGCTTTTTTATATAGTTTAAAACTTGCTTCTCCTACAAATCCATCAAGCTTACCTGATGTTGGATTTCCATAATATTTTTCTTCAATTAAATATCCTGGTCCAGAAAAGTATTGTCCTTTAGCAGTAATTGTAGCTATTTTTCCTACTTCTGAAGGCCAAAAACCTGAACCAGAATCATTAATTTGTACTTTATCTCCTATGTTAAATTTGTATTTCATTAATCATTTGTATTTTATTAATTAAATATTAATATAAGTCCTTGTTCATTTAATATTGAAATTATTTCTTTTACTCCTTTAATTTGTGTTGTCATTTTATTTAGTAAAATTATTTAAGTCTTTTTAGAATAAATTGAAATTCTCCATATTTTTCATTAGAATCATATATATCAATTCTTTCTATTAACTCTTCACTTTCTTCTTTTTTCATAATAGTAATTGATCGATCACTAAATTCACATGCTAAAACTAGACATGATTTTTTATCTGGATCTTCAGATACTTTAATATCATGTACTTCTTTAACTTCTTTTATATCTTTTTGTACATACCAAGCATTTAATATTGATATTAATAATATAGGTTTAATCTCCTCTTTTGATTGCTTCAATGTCATTTCTAAAGCTATTTTAGACGCTTTTTTAGACGTTTCATCTTCTGTATCAAGAGCAAACTTTGTATATTCTATTTCTTGAGTATCTAATCTTTCATATGCTAATATAAATACACTCGGTATTTCACTACCATTCTTAATTGCCACATTATTAGCAATATTAACTTCTAATAAAAGTTTTTTTAATCTGTTTGTCAATGTTTCTATATAAGTCATTATATATTGTTTTTATTTCATTTACATATAATATATATTTATAATATATGATGTTAATTTTTTTATTTTTTTGTTTAGCTTCTGCGTATTTAATAAGAAATTCTAAATTCATGGAATATATAATATTGTAAGGTTGTTTTTATGAATATCAATTTCAGGATATTTATCTTTAAATGTTTTTGAATCAAATTTTTCAGTAATTAAATGATGACTTAATTCTTTCTGTATAAAATCATAACTACTCTTTTGCTTCATATTTAGCTTTTAATTTATTATATAATTCTAATTCTTCTTGTGCTTGTTTTAACTTTCTTTCTTTTGCAGCTTTTTTTATAGCATTAGATCTTTTTTTCTGTAGTTCTTCTCTTTCACGACACTCTTCATCTGTTTCTAATCTATATACTTCTATTTCTAAATCTAAATCGTTATAATCTCTTTTAATATATATTTCTTCATATAGTTCAAAAGGAGTAAACTTTTCAGCAGGAACATTCTTTTGTCGTTCTAAATATGCTAAATGTAAATTTTGTCTAATATTTAAAATATTAGCACTAACTTCAGTTATATCTCCTTCAATAATATCTATATCTAAATAAATATAAGGAACGTCTTTAATTCTTATTTTTTGTTTTTCCATTAAAATAACTTTTTATAAGATTCTAACCAAATTTTAATATCTGTTACGACTTCTTCTTTATTAGTTGTAATTAATATATTACTTGTCCCTTCTTTTTTTATTTGTTCTATTACACTCATAATTAACTCCCAATTAGTTTCAGGAGTTAATATTTTCTCAATAATATTAATTAAACTTTCATTTTTTCTCATTGTTTTACTAATATTTCATGTAAAAAGACTTCAGCTTCAGAGTTTCCTTCATTATATTCTATTAATATAGGTGTATGTTTATCAAAATCTTCTATATTAATATCTTTTATATATGATATTGTATAATCGTTTCCTGGTATAGGATCGGGATCATTCCAAATTAATGGAATATTATTATCAATACAATCTAATAATTGTTCTAAATTCATTTCTCTTTTTCTATAGTTGTTTTTCCTTCATGATGATGAATACTAACAGAAGATGTTTCTTTTAAAGGAATTATATATGTAATCCATCCAAATAAGAAATTAATTACATTTACAACTTTTGTAAAAGTTATAAAGTTTTTATAATCATTTTCAGTTAATAAATTAGAATTACAGTTTGGACAAGGTTTATTGATATATTCTTTTATATTATTATCAATACTTGGGACTGTATATGTACAGCTTGGATTGTCACACATAATTAAAGTTTCTTGTGACATTTCTATTATTTTTCCTTTTTTCATATAAATTGTATTAAAATAAAAAAGAGACCTATTGTAGATCTCTTTTTTATTATTTGTTTAAACGTTAATTAATTTTAAATTTTTTATAGCGTTACTTTTACCTGGTAAATGCTCTAATTGACCTTTATATTTGTTATATAAGCTATCCATAGTACATATATATGCTAATTTACCTGAATAAAACACCCAAACAGAATTAGAGAAGATATGTTCTATTATAATTGTAAATTGTGTTGTCATAGCTGCTCCTCCTATACTTTGCCATCCACCAGAAGTATTTCCCCATGTTTGATTAACTAAATGTATATTATAGGATAACCACATTTCATATGATATTTTTTTAAAATTGATAGCATGTTCAGGTTTAATTAAAGTATAATTCTGACAAGCATGAATATCATTAAAAATATTAATAGCTTGTAACATATCACTAATTGTAGATATATTAAATTCATTTCTCATTATAAATATTTATTAGCTGTATTAATAATATCTTGAAAATGAGGTCTTTGAAATACTCCATTTTCAAATATAGTTTCTAAACAATCTTGATATCCTGCAAATTGAGGTGCGGACATTTTTCCTGCTTCTAAAGTAGTAAATCCATGTAAAGATGTTGTAGTTTTAACTCTTCCTAATTTAGAATTCTTAGTAGGATCAGATAATGGTGTTTTTTGTACATTAACAATATCATCTCCAAATCTCATTTCAGAAGGCTTCATAGCTATTCTATGTGTATCTCTAGTTAAGTTTTTAACTAATAATCCACCACCAGAACCAGTTACTAAATTATCTGCTGACCAACCTGCTTTAGTATATTCTTTATATAAATTAGGAACAGTTTCATCAATATCATCACCTTGAATAAATCCTACATTATGATTTATTACTTTATAGCCTTTTCTATTAATAGAATAAGTATATGCAGCAGCAACTATATCAGAATATCTAGGAATATTAATATATTTATCTCCTGTATCAGGTCTCCATATTAATCTTCCTGTTCTTGATTTTTGTTTATCAATTACTTCTGGATGACAAGCTATATTTTTAATAAAATTATCCTGATCAAATGCATCTATAACAATAGAAACGTTAGCATCAGGAGGAGCTTGATATAATTGATGTAATACATAATCTAATTCATTATTTCTACCAAAAGACATGGCTACACTATGTTCTGTAGCCCATACAGATTTTAATCTTCCTTTATATTGATAAATATCTTTAATTACAGCTCTTGATGCAGCAATATTATCAGAACCAGGAAAATTAATCATATGTGCAAAACCATCTATAGCAGCAGCTTCAAAACATTTATCTCCTCTAAATCCAAAATCATTTACAGCATAATCTAAATTATTTAATGTATCTGAAGATAATTCATAATAAGGTTTGATGTTTTTTTTCATTAGAAAACTTCGTGTAGCAACAGCAGAAGGACTCCATGTATGTTGAAATAAACCTTCAAATTGTCCTACATATGGTGCAAACCAATCTTCAGTAGCTTCACAAGTTAAATAAGCTGTCCCAGGTCTAATAATAGTACCTTCAGGTAAAGCTTTAACTCTTAATGGTAAGTATCCTAATTTCATAACTTTCTTCCATACTTCTTCATCAATTAAATTATAACCTGCTCCTGATATAGATTCTTCAATAGCCTCATCTATCATTTCTTGTGTTACTGGATTTAAAAAATGTTCATGAATAACTACCCCTATACCAGCTACTTGCATTATAGGTTGTTTTCCTATTCTATTTTCTAAATATTCATACATACCTGTTATACCAGGTTTTAATGCTTTAGGATGACATAATTTATAAAAATCAGTATCCAGTATTATATTCTTTCTCATATTGTGTTAATTTTTGATTAAATTTTTTTTATTTTAATAATTTTAAAAAATGTTTATGATTATCTCCTAAGATATAATATGCATCTTTAATAGAAAAGAATTCTAATCTTTCTAAATCATCTCCAGCAATTAAATCACCAGATACATATTCTGCTTGATATAAATGAGTTAATACAGAATCTTTAGAATTTATATATCTTCTATCAGCTATAACTACATCTTGGATATATTGTAATTTTTTATATTTGATATGAGGACATTCTTCTGATAATTCTCTTTTAATGGCTCCTTCTGAAGTTTCATAAAGGTCTATAAATCCTCCAGGAATACACCATTTTTGGGTATTATTTTTAAGACCTAATAATATTTGTTTTCCAAATAACCATGATTTTCTAATAATCATACAATCAACTGTAGAATAAACTATAGGAAATCTTGTATTTTGAGCATATATCATTCCTTTTAAGAAATCTTCAGATATTACTGGTTTTACATTACTTCTTAAAAATGAAGAAGATAAATATGATTTATTTTCAATATATTTTGATTTATATTTTCCATAATCTTGATATGTATTTAAAAACGAGTCTCTACTACCATATAATTTAATATAATCAGTTGATTCTGTATTTATTGTTATTAATTCATCTAATTTGATAGTCCATACAAAATCATCTAATGGACAATCAGGTAATATTAAATATGATATATTATCATTATTTAATTGTTGTTCTATACTTTGTTTTATTAATTCTGCTGGAATTGGATTTCTATCTTCTAAATTAGATAAACTTTGTCCAATAATAATAATAACTCTATCATTTTCTTCTACTACTTCATTAATAAGATGATGATAACCATCATGTAATTTGTAATTCTGAAATCGTCCTACGATTACACCTACATTCATAATTTTTAAGGTTTTTATTTAATGTTTGTTTTTAAAAAGGGGTTATAATAGGATTCGAACCTACATCCGATTATTAATAATCATAATACCAATTATACTATATAACCCAAATTAGAGCTTATCTAAAATAAACTCTGGAATAGAATAAGTGTATAAACTTGATTTAAATTCACTTATTCCAGGATTTTCACAATCACATACATTAGTATGTCCACAATAACATTCATTTCTTCTTATTTTATTATAATTATCAACAATCTCTTGTTGTTTTATAATATCTTCATTTTTTTCAGATTCAAATAAAAGAATTAATCTTTTATTTATAAAACCAGGTTTTGTCATTTCTTTTTAAATATATCTATCCAATTCTCATCATTTATAGATAGAATCAATACAATAAATATTCTGTCATTATTTTCTAAAACTAGTTTTAGGATCAAATCCTGCGGATAGAAGTCTTACTTTATCGTCTCCAACAGGAACAATTGGTTCTCCTTCTGTTACTTTTCTAGATAAATATTCATTTAATATTAACCATATAGTATGAGGATCTAAAATAAAAGAAATATTATAATCTGATAATTTAGGATATTTATATTTAACTCCAAGAATTACACTCTCTTTATATTTAGGGACTGTATATTCACATATTGCAAATTCTGTATCATTGTTAAAACCTTTAATATTACAATTAAGTCTTGTGTCTAAAATCCAATGAGTTACACCTTCTTCTTCATCCCATCTATTTACTTTTTTACTTTTAGTTATTTCATTTAACTTATCTAATCGTTTTTGTCCAAAATAATATTCATTATTATAATGATATCCTGCTAAAATTTTATCTCCAATAATTAATTGTACTTTTTCATTACATCTATCTTTTGGAATAGAATTAAAATCTCTTCGATCTAGAATTAATTTATCATCTATACCATATATACCCTGCAAGTAATCATAATAGTCTTTATATTTACTTATTATTTTCATAATCTTTAATCATTTTTAATATATATTCTACTTTATCCTCTAAAGTAGAAGACAAAAGAGGTTTAACATTGTGAATAGTAAAAAAATAATATCGTTCTTCTGGGTTTCTAGTATGATATATATCATTACCTTCTTCATCATACCAATAATCTTTTTGAGGTGCACTATGTCCTGTATTGATAGAATCTTTAATTTTTTTAAATACACCTGCATCTTTTCGAGCATCTAAACCAACTAATTGCCAAATATTTTCTTTATCAGAAGATCTTATATCTCTATAAAACTCATATAATTTAAGTTTTTGACTCATTTTTTTTTATTAAATCTAATAAATCATCTATATCTCTGAATAAATCATTACAATAAATATCCTTAATATCAATCACCTTTCTATCTGTACTGTTAATAATATTTTCCAAACTTGTACTAGTCCACACTGAAGATGGATCATATAAATCAAATAACTTATTGCTACTGTTAATATATTTATTACTATCGGTTGCTTTAGTTTCTGTTATTTTCATTAAATAATCCCAATCTTTAGGTGTATGACATAATATAGAAACTCTCCTATTAAGATATTGTTTAATATTAGAAGAATTAATAACCTTATTAAATTCTATACCGTTATGAGACATTTATTTTAATAATTTCATTATTTCTGGAGAATCTTTAATAATTTGTTTAATAAATTTAGCTTTATAAGAATTATCTGAAGTAATTGTTAAAATCTCATATTCTAACTCATTAATCTCAATATATAGTTTTTCTAATACTTCTTCTGTAAAAGAATTATATTTTTTAATTAAATCTTCAATAATTTTATTAGATTTTAAAATAATATATTTACTTTTATTAATAATAAATCCTTCTGAGTCTTCATGTTGTTGATATATATTAACAAGAGAATTTTTTATATTGATAGTATTTGAAAATTTAATAGTTTTTTTAGAATTGATTGATTTTCTAAAGTTTTTTAATTGAGATAGATATTCCATATCATACAATTGTACATACTTACCAGCTGTATTAAAGAAATAATCATGATTAAAATCTATTGGAATTTTATTTAATTTTTTGATTTTATTTATAATATCTTTTTTTATATTTTCTTGAGTATTTTCAATATCTTCAATTTGTTTTTTTAAATCATTAATTTTAATATTAATGTCTTGTATTTTTTCTTCTTGTAATACTAAATAAATATCATCTTTAGTTAAATTAAAGTCTACTTTAGCTTGTGTTTCTAAAGCTATACTTTTTGTTTGTTTTTCCATCATTGTATTTTGTTTTTTAAGTTTAAAATAAAGAAATTTGATTAGGATCTTTAAATTTCTTGTTTTTTATTTTTTTATTTATAATAATAGGATTTATTATTTTATAACATTCTTCTATATACCAATCTCTATTAACTTTAGATAAATGATCAGAATATAAAGATTTAGGTAAATAATTACATGTAATTTTCTTTAATTCAGCAGGAGATAATAAAGTATTATTAGCATTTGTAGGATTTTTAGGATCCTTAATTTTCATTATTTTTTGTGCTGAATTATCATTTGAAGGATAATATCTAATTAAATAAGGTAATCTTTCTTTAGAAATAATATCTTCATGATAGAATTTATTTTTAGATGCTGTAGATCTACCTACAAAATCAAAAATATTATCATGAGATTTAATAAAATCCTCAACTTTAATATCATTTATAAAGTATTGTTCTAATGCTAAAGCAATAACTCTAAATGATTTGTTTTTATGTAATTCTGTAGAAGTTAAAAAACTACCTTTTTGTTTAATTTTCCCATCAAGTGTTAAAGCAGTATAACTATTAACGTTCTGAAAGAATATCTTTTTAAAATAAGTATATTCTAAAGAATAAGTAGTATCCTTACACCATTTATCACAAATCTGGAAAAATAAGTCTTTTTTACTTTTTTTTACTTGAAAAGAAGCTCCATCGGTATTTGACATAAAACATTTAAAACCTTCAAGTTCTAATTGTTCAATTAACATTAAAATAGCTAATTGTCCTGCTATACAGATATGTAACCTACTTTGAGGATCATACATCCAATTAGAAGGGTCACCCATCTTGCCATATAATGACACAGCCGATTCTTTGTATCCTGCTACTAAAGCTTTATATTCAGGTTTGGTTTTTACTAAGGGTTTTAATTTAATTCTTTCATTAAATAACCATTCTACTACATGTAAAAACTCTTTTTTTAAATGTTTAGGTACTATTTTTTGAGATATAATAGTCCAAACATAATATCCTGAAACATCTACATCTATTAATTCATATTCATCATCTTCAATAAATGATTCATTTTCTGTTACAGAGTGTAATCCTCCTAAAGCAAACGTATGTTTTCTATCTCCTATCTTAATAGTTTTTTCATATTTGTCACTTGGTTTAATTTCTTTTAGTTTAAGATCATTTAAAAAATTATTAAGTGTAGAAGTCTGAAATTTAATAAAGTCAGGGATACAATTTTTAAATATTAATTTCTTTCTAAATGTACCTTTTTTAGGTAAATCCTTTATATCTATTCCTAATTTCTCAGAATAGATTTTCTTCATTATTTCATCACCATATTTAGAATTAGAATAATTTAAACAATTAATATTAAAAGTTTTACTTAATGCTTCTCTTAATTCAATCATATTAGTACCTTGATAAAAAGCATTAGTAGTATCACCAATTAAATATTTATAATTATTATATGTTTCTTTAATATCATTATGACAATAATCTTTTAAATCTTTAACTTCAGCAGGTGTGAATGTAAGTTTTGTATGAGGAATATTCATTTCTCTTACATCTTCTGCATCCATTTCAAATTCTAATCTTTTTAGCCCGCATCTTCTATTTTTATTGTCAAAATGTTGTAT